ATTAATGTTAATATAATAACGCGAAATAAATTTAAGAGGGAAATAAAGATGACATTCCCTCACATTAAGATATTGACAAATAGCTATATGCTACAAGATAGTTGTATGATAGATATGTTAGAGAATATATTAGTTAATAGTTATGGTAGGCATGCAAACAAAAAATTGATATATATGGGACCATTAGTTCATTTACCATACATAACTGATCAATTATATATCAGTAATAATAGGTTTTTACAAAACCATAAATTACATGAAACACAAACCAAATATCACAATTTAAGTGATAGCATAATAGAGACTTATTTAGCCAACACGTCTAAAAGTAATAATGTGACAAGATTTGGTAATGAGCTTTTGGAGAAAGAAACAGGTTTAATAGGCATAAATTTAATGAGGTTGAATAGTGAGGATATAATTAAAGTGTTAAGTAGAGGTAAGGAATTAATAGGTTGGTTACCATATGAAGGCATCTCACAAGTTATAATAAATAAACATGTTGAAATAAGCACAGAGTTTTATGACATTAAAAGTAATTGTATAGTTTATAGAGACAACTATGACACATTTAATATAATTAGGCCTTTATGGGCTGAACTATTAACTAAGGATTATGTAAAATTTGGAGATTTATATGTTAAAGTTAAAAAGAGATTAAGATGTTTTGGACATTGTTTATTGTCACTTAAAATAAAAGAAAAACATAATGATTATGTTTTATATGAAAATGGATTATACCTAAAGAAGAATGATACAATGGTGGTAACAGTGCCATGGTTAGAATTGGATATAATTAAAATAATACAAGGTGATAAAATATTTATGAGTAAAACTTTCAATATAAATACAAGACTATATAAAATGTTTATGCATAGATTAAGTACTAATGTTGATACAATTGAAGGGTTGTTAGCATATGCGAGGAACTATGCAAGTACCATACAAACTACTGAGTCATCAATACATGATGCATATAGTGATAAGTTGGGTAATATTTTAGATACGGTATATTTTTGCTACTATAAATATAATAATATTAATAATAAAATTAAATTTTTGCATCAGTTAATAAATGCAATCAATAATGAAGAGATATTAGTGTCAATAATCCAACCATTAATAGTAATAATATTAACTCTTCTAAATGTGGTGAGTGAAATAACTACAGTAATAATAGAAGAATTAGTTGAACCAATAATTAAGAACTTATTAACAGTGTTAGTTAAACATGGAGAACTGCCAACCTTTAGTGTAAGAGGCATTGAAAGAACACGAAAATATAAGGTTCTAAAATTTGCACTGAAACTTAAAGATAATAGTGGCATGCCATTAATAAGCACTAGTGATACTAGTGGTGATGATGACAGTGACAATGATGGAAATGATAAAAATGTAGATCAAGAAGAATATAAAAATAAGACTACTGACAACAATGAAGATACACAGCAACAAGCAAAAGAGAGTACAGAGACAGTGAAAGAAGAATACTCAATAAGAGAGGAAGAGACGACTGATAACTTAGAGAATATGAAGGCAGGTGTAGTGGAGTATTGGGGTGTAGAACATGAGTATGACATCATATTAAATGGATTAACCGTAATGATATATGGTGAATATGACTTGCACGAGATGTTAAATATACACACGGACACGGTGATAATTAATGTGTATAAAGTTGATATAGAAAGGACAAAACATTTAATGCAGTCATTAAAAACAATTAATCCGCAACATATAGTTTTAAGTATTGAGTATGATAATAAAATATGGTATGTTGATAGAGATGTAAGAATAAGAGTGTCAAGAGTAATTAATACAAATAACTTAAAATTGATTAAACAAGATATAGTTAATAAAGAAAATTTAATACCAGCTATATACCAAGCTTTCAGTAAAAATAAAGATAGTTATGATTGTACATTACGTAACTGTGAAACTTTAGTAAATGACATTTTAATTAATCTAGGATTAGAGATGATAAACATTAATGAAACTGTCGTTGAAAGCAAAGTGATTCAAGTAAGTAAAGAAGTAATTAATAAAGCGATGTCAGGGATAATACAACTGCCTATAACTATCAACCAAGCTTGGAAACAAATAACTGAATCGAGTAACATCGAAGTGTACGATTATAATAGTATGCACAAGGAAATAATTATGGCAATATACAATGTTATAGAGCCATACAAAGATTATAAAAATGTTATATATATGCCCGGTTCTGAAGGTGACATGATATATGTTAGGAAATTAAGTGAATACTTAAGTGATTTGAAGATAGAGCATATTATTTTTAATAACTGTGGCAAAAATAAAATTATTAATGAAGTACCATGGGTGAGTGTAGGAACACACAATGATGAGATGTTGAGACTGTTGATAGACAAAAATAATACTCACAAACAAAACAGTCTAGTAGCCGAGAGAATAAAAGTGCTAGAACTAATACATGAATTAATTGCACCTGAAGTTATAGTGTTGCCAGTTTTTATGTGTGTTAAACAACATTTTAAAACATCTGCAACAAAAAAAATAGTGATATTGAATACCAATAAAGTGGATGATTTGGGTATTAAAAATAGTTACTTAAGTGCCCCAATTCTTAAAAATAATAAAATAAAGACAGTAATGGATGATATAGTAGGCAGAGTTAAAAATATACCAATAGTAGAGGCAAAGCCAATTGTAGACATAGTTGAAATTAATTTATTTGATGGTAGAATATACCCACCATTATCAGATGCAAGTGAATTGAGTACTGGTTGCATAAATAAAAGATTAAAAGGAGAAGAAAACGTGATAATATATGAATTTGTTAAAAATGGTAACTGTATATTAATTAATTTTGGGTCTTTAAAACCAAAGACAAATATAACTGGTTTAGTTAACACAATAATAGAATTAGGTGTGAATGTAGTAATAGTTGGAGCCGTGAAATGTGAAATAGATAATGGTAATATCTTAAAAGTTGATACTATTAATTATAATTTATATCTGGAATATTTCATATTGTTTATCACACATGGTGGTGCAAATAGTATGAGTTACAGTATAGAGTATAACGTACCTATGTTAGTAGTACCTTTCTTTGGTGATCAGTATTTACATGCCGCTATAGCACATGATTGTGGATATGGTACATTTTGCTTGAGTGAGAGTGACTTAATTGGTACTCTACTTAATATGATGGAGAAGATAACAACTTATAAGACCAATATTGTGCTGCAAGTTAAAAATACAAAACATTATCCAACTATAGAAAAGTTGTTAGATAAGAAAACAAAACTAATATTTGAAAATTTAACTTATAAATACGAGATTTATAAAGATATGGGTAAAATGGACGTATTAATTGATAATGGTTTAAGCGGGAAAACATTGGGCTATAGTGAGGAGCAACTATATGGCGTTAAAATATTATTTGACCCAGTGGACATAACTGGTTGCTTTGGATTATGCTTAGAATTCTTTTTAAAACATAATGAATTAGAATATAATTATGACACTATCAATATTCTTAAAAATAGTTATATAACTGCTGATAGAATCGTATTTGAAGTGAGCCAATTACAACTAAATAGTGTGTTAGTTGATATGAATGACATAGGCCATATGTACATACATAGAGATAACTGGTCAACTGTGGTATTAAAATTGTTAGATACAGGTCATATAGTATTAGTCGAATATTTACACTCTGAGCCAATAATACACGAGGTAGTTCAAGAAGCACAAGATCTCTCAAACGTAGTTGAAACTCTAGAGCAATGTGGAATAATAGAGAAAAGAGAAAATTATAATTTTAGTAGTCAAATAGCAAGAAGTTTAATTATGAAACTATCAACAATGAATACAACTAAATCTATAATAAGATATATAGAAAGGAATGGTGGTATGAATTGTCTATTAAATAGAGAAGTTAAATACACAAGTGAAAATTTGTTAATTATTAAAAGTGCATACAATAATTGTAATGCAGGATTGTACTTAAGTTTAATAAATGGTTATGTTTCTATAATGGTAATAATCAATGATGAAACATATGAAGTCATGGAAATGGATAATTGGTCAAAGATTAACCCAGTAAGTGATATTCTGATTAAATTGAGTAATATAAATATTAAGCCTATTAGAATGATAGTACCAAATGATGAGATTGTGTACTTAAATAATGAAAGTAAGCGTGTGAACACCATTAGGAAGATATACCCTGAGTATATGGATAATAGCCTATTAGGACAAAGTTACAATCATGTTAAGAAAATAATCACATTACATTATGATAATATGGCACATCATTTGAAAAGTGAATACCAATTATTAGATAAGATGAATAAAATGATGTTGATGCCATTTAAATGTGATTGGAAGTGGCTAAAAGACACGTACAATAAACCTGATAAAAGGTATGTGATTTATGATGGAAACTTATATGTATGTTACAATATGAGGTTTAGGTTGGATTGGATAGCATTAAGTATGCCATATGGTAATATCAATCATGTTAATGAGTATCTAATAGAAGCAAGTGGTGCTCCAATGATGATGAATAGGATGTTACCAGGCTACATCATTGTGGTAGATGGGTTATGCGAGTTAAATACTGTGGCTGAAGAAACAGTGTCTACTGATATTCTAAAATCAATGGAAACAGGTAAAATTCACTTAATATATAATAGGGATGAACCAGTAGCTGAATTGCAAAGGTATAATGGCCCAGGGAAAAAATTTAAATTTGTAACAACGCAAAATAATTGGCATCTAATAAGAATAGATAATGGTTGGGCATTAATAGGGCCAAAGAAAAGGATATTAACACTAGTAACAAGAGGGGCTGGTATAGATGAGACATGGGCTCAAAGAACAGAAAAAGTTAAAACAAAAGAATGGTTTAATTTAAAAGAATTTGAGCAAACAACGCCACTTAATTACCAAACAGTTAATAGGCTGAGAGGTTTAGGCGATTTAACCAGTAGTTACATGAATATAACAGTTAACCCTAAAGTAACAGATATGATAACTACTTCATACTTTAATGATAAGCCAAGGTTCCTACAAAAATTGAAACCAGAATTTATTAGAAGTTTATACTTAGATGTTGGTTGTACAGATCAAATGCCAATACAGGGAATAATAGATTTATGGACAAATGGTGACTTAACAGATTGGGTGACATTGTACACAAATGATAGTGAAGGGTCATTCAAAACTAAAGCTTATGCAAGTAAAATTAAAACATTTAGTAAGCATACCCTGACTAAATATCCAATTAAATCGAGACCAATTTTACAGAAGTTAGCATATGAATCACACAGGGCAATTAATTATCGCTTATATGGTATAATTAAGTATAAGCATAACCCACAGTTAAGTGCGCATACAAAGTTATACAGGTTACTTAAGACGTATGTGCCAGAAAATAACTTAAGTTTATTAGAAAATTATATGCAAGATAAAATTGATTTCAGCAGTGAAGAATCAATTAAATGGATCTTAGAAAGGGATGACAAAGATGAGATCAGCCGCCAGTTAGTAGTTTGGATGCTAGATGAACAAGGTTATAAAAAGATGAGTGATGTTAAAGTGCACTTGAAATTAGAATCATTATTAAAGGAGGAAAGTAAAATAATAATGAATTGGAGGGAGCAAAAAACAAGAATAATTGTATGGCAAATTAAACCAGTATGTGCCATATTTGCACCATGCTTTAATGAGATTAAAAAACGCTTGAAAGAACTATTAAATAGTAAGGTAGTGTATGTAGACGGTTTAACACCAGCAGAAATAAGTGAGAGGGTTAGAAATGAACCTAAAACAAAAAATTTTTTTGAAAGTGATTTAGAAAAGCAAGATCGACAAACTGATGATAGGTTATTAGAAGTTGAATTATTATTGTATGAAGCATTAGGTTTATCTGCAAATGTGATTCAATGCTGGAAGTCGGTGCATGAAAAATGGAAATTCAAAAGTAAGTATGAAAGTGGATGGCGTGAGATGATGAGACAATCAGGAAGTATAACGACTGCATTAGGGAATTTAGTAACCAATTTACAGGTCAACAGGAAAAGTTTTAAAAATAATTACCATAAAATCAACTTAATGTTATTGTTAGGAGATGACCTGTTAAAATTAATGAGAGGAAAAATAAATGAAGTAGATTTTGCTAAAAATTCAAAGATAGTATTTAATATGATTACGACCTGCTCACAACATAGTGATTATGGTACCTTTTGTAGTATGATAGCTTACAACACGAGTGTAGGTTCAGAATTAGGGCCTGATATAGTGAGATTAAGATATCGATTTGAAGTAACTAATGGGGTTAGTGAAGTTGAGGACCACAATATGCAAATGCGAGTGCTAAGCTATTGTATGATGTTAGGTGACTTGCCA